CGGCATTACCGAAGCCGTGGCGCGCGCCTGGGGCTACACCGGGTCGATGGCGTCGCTGCCGCGGACCGTCGCCGAGGCCATCTACCGCAAGCGGTTCGTGATCGACCCGGCCTTTGACCAGGTGCTGGCCATCGATCCGAGCATCGGGGCCGAGCTCGTCGACACGGGCGTTAATTGTGGCGTGGTCACCGCCTCGCGGTTCCTGCAGCGCTGGCTCAACGGCTTCAACGTCGCCGGCGCACGCTACGCGCCGCTCAAGGTCGACGGCAACATCGGCCCGGCGACGATCGATGCCTTGAAAGCCTATCTGCGTTGGCGCGGCCCATTGGGCGCCACCGCGCTCCTGCGCGGACTCAACGGCTCCCAGGCCGAGTACTACCTCACCCGAACCGAAACCAATCCCACCCTGCGGCAGTTCCTGCAGGGCTGGGTGCTCAACCGCGTGGAGATCTGATCGTGCACCATGGCCTTGCCCCCGACGCCCCGTTCCAGCTGCTCCGTGGCAACTCGCTGCACGTACTTCGCAGCCTGCCCGACAACAGCGTCGACGCCATCATCACCGATCCGCCGTATTCCAGTGGCGGGCTGCACATGACGTCGCGCACGCAGAAGAACACCGCGACCAAGTACATCATCGACAGCCACAAGCAGCCGGACCTGCACAATTTCAGCGGCGACAACCGCGACCAGCGCAGCTGGACCATGTGGTGCACGCTGTGGCTTTCCGAAGCGCTGCGCGTGGCCAAGCCAGGCGCACCGGTGGTGCTGTTCACCGACTGGCGGCAGCTTGCCGCGACCACAGACGTGCTCCAGGCCGCCGGCGCCACCTGGCGCGGCGTATTCCCCTGGGTGAAGCCCGCCGGGCGCCCGGGCGGACCGGGAAGGTTCCGGAACGCGGCCGAGTTCGCCGTGTGGGGCAGCAACGGCGAGATGCCGCGCCGCGAAGATCTCGCCTACCTGCCCGGCTATCACGTGGAGGCCGAGCCGGACGAGATCCCCTTCCTCATGGGCTTCCACGAGGAATCAGTGCGGCAGAAAGACAAGCACCACATCACCGGCAAGCCGACGAACCTCATGCGCACCATCGTGCAGGCATGCCCGGTGGGCGGCGTCATTCTGGACCCGTTCGCCGGCTCCGGCACGACCGGCGTGGGTGCGCTCCTAGAAGGTCGCCGGTTCATTGGCATTGAGCTCGATGACACCAATGCCGGCATCGCCGAGGCGCGCCTTATCGACGCCGCCCAGGGCGTGTTGAGGGCCGCGGCATGAAGGCCCTAGCCATCGCCCTGGCGACGCTCTTGGTTGTCGCGTGTGGCGCGCTGTGGTGGCAGCACCACACTGCGACCGGTCTCGCCGGCGAGCTCGAAACGGCGAAGGCCGCCGCCGTCACCGCGGACTTCGAGGCCAGCGCCGCACGCGCCGACGTGGTGACCGTTACCAGGTACGTCGATCGGCTCCAGGTTGTCCAGGGCACTACCACCATCATTCGCCAAGAGGTTCCGCGCTATGTCACGCCTGAAACTGACCGTCGCTATCTGCTGCCTAACGGCTTTGTGTGGCTGCACGACGCCGCGGCCCTTGGTGTGCCCCTGGGACAGCGCACCGGAGATCCTGATGCGCCCAGCGCGACCGTTGCAGCCAGTCGAGCCGCCGACACAATCGTCAACAACTACGGCATCTGCCACGAAAACGCCGCGCAGCTGACCGCGCTTCAGGAGTGGGTGCGCTCCCATTACCCGGACACGGGCGCGGCGCCATGAAGAAGTTGCAAACGTTTCGCGATGCCCTTCTGGGCTCGTCCAGTGAGCTCGCGCTGGACCCTCAGAAGACGTCCATCTTCGCCGACAGCGGCGACGTGGTGGCGCGCGCCGGCGCCGGTAAGGGCTGGGAATACCGCTACCAGGCCATTGCGATCGTGCAGGACTTCGCCGGCGACGTGGATGCGGTCGCCCACGCGGTGCTGGAGTGGATCCGCGTGGAGATGCCCGGGTTGCTGGCCAACCCCGACAAGATGGACAAAGCCTTCCGCTTCGAAGTCGAGATGATGTCGGCCGAGTTGGTCGACCTGCAGATCACCGTAACCGTCGAAGAACCGGTCAGCGTGGCGCCGGATGGCAGCTTCGTGCACCCGGTGCCGCCGCCGATGGATCTGGACGGGACGTGGCCATGGCCGGCGACGAACTGACCCACCTCGAGGAATGGGTTGCCCCGCTAGCGGCGAAGCTGTCCGCGTCGGGGCGCAAGGCACTTTCCCGCCTCGTCGGCCGAGATCTTCGCCAGGCGCAGGCGCGTCGTATCGCGGCCCAGGTCAATCCCGATGGCACGCCGTTCACACCGCGCCGCCCGGGCAAGGGCCTACGCGGCAAGCGTGGAGCTATCCGCCGCCGGCAAGCCTCGATGTTCGCGAAGCTTCGCACCGCGCGCTGGCTCAAGATCATGGCGGACGCCAACGCGGCGTCCGTGGGCTTCACCGGCCGGGCCGGGCGCATCGCGCGCGTGCACCAGGAAGGCCTGCGCGATCGCGTGGCGCCGAATGGTCCAGAAGTTCGCTACGCCCGACGCCAATTGCTCGGTTTCAGCGAGGCCGACCGGGAAATGGTGCGTAGCCACCTCCTGCAGCACCTTCGCGACTGATCCGTTGTTCTGTAGAGGCGTGTACAGAACAGCGCCCGCGTGCCTTGAAAAACCACGTCAGCGAAGCTCGCGGGTATGTCCTCCGACCTTGCCCGAGCCCTGGCAAACCTCATCCGGAAAGGCACCGTTCAATCGGTGACCACGCGGCCGGCACGCGCTCGCGTGCAGGTCGGAGGACTCCTTACTGCGCCGCTGCCGTGGCTGTCGTTGCGCGCATGCACCACGAAGGTTCGTCACTGGTCTCCCCCCGGTGTCGGCGAACAGGTGCTCGTGCTCTCCCCTGGCGGCGACCTCGCCGGCGGCGTAGTCCTCACCGGCATCCCTTCCGATAAGCACCCCGTGCCGGACGGAGCCACCGAAGACAACGTGCTGCTCGCCTTCGGCGACGGCGCCGTTTTCCTGTACGACCTGGCCGCCCACGTGCTGCGTGGCACGCTCCCCGCCGGCGGCCGCGTTGAGATGACCGCACCGGGCGGATTCCTGCTCACTGGCGATACCGTCATCGACGGCGCGCTCACCGTGAACAAGAACGTCGAGATGAAAGCGGATGCCCATGCCGCTGGCACCATCACGGGCGACACCGACGTGATCGCGGCGGGCATCAGCGGCAAGGGGCACAAGCACCCGGAAACGGGCGCCATCACGAAGCCGCCGCAATGACCGGTATCGACCGCACCACCGGCGCCGAGATCTCGGACATCGAGGACGTGCGTCAGTCGATCGCCGACATCCTGTGGACGCCGCTTGGCTCGCGCATCGCACGCCGGGATTACGGCTCACGTTTGCCCGACATGATCGACCAACCGGCGAACCAGGCGAATCGCACGCTCATGTATGCCGCGGTGGCCACCGCGCTGCGGCGGTGGGAACCCCGCATCACGCTCAAGCGTGTGGCCATCGTGGCGGTGGATGCCGCGCAGGGCCGCTTTGCCGTGCAGTTGGAAGTCGTGCTCACCGACAGCGCGGCGGCGCAGAGCTTCCGCCTCACCATCAACCAGGGAGGCACCGCCGCATGACGGACGCAATCCAGCTCAGCAAGCTTCCGTTCCCGAACGTCGTCGAGGTCGTGGACTTCGAGGCGGAATACGCCGAGCTCGCCGCCGAGTTCAAGACCCTCTGGCCGGCGTTCGATCCCTCGCTCGAGTCGAACCTGCCCGCCAAGGTGTTGCAGGCGTTCGTGTACAAGGTCGTGATCCTCAAGCAGCGCATCAACGATGCCGCGCGCGAGGTCATGCTGCCCTATGCCAGCAAGGGCAACCTGGACAACCTGGGCGCGCTCCTGGGCGTGGTCCGCCTGGTCATCACCCCGGCCGACCCCGACCACGGCATCCCTGACCCGGTGATGGAGGAAGACGACGACTTCCGCGAGCGCATCACCCTCGCGCCGTCGTCGTTCTCGGTAGCGGGACCGGAAGCCGCCTACGTCTACCACGCGCGCAGCGCATCGGGCGATGTCCTGGACGCTAGCGCGACCAGCCCTGACCCCGATGACATCAAGGCCATCGTCAACCAGGTGCTGGCCAGCCACGGCGCCTCGGCGCAGCTGATCGCCGATATGACCGCAGCGCTCGACGCCGCGGCCTGGCCCGGGCAGGTGTTCGTCTCCGTGTTGTCCCGCTTGGGCAGCGGCCAGGCCGACGCCGCGCTGCTCAACCTGGTCAACAGCACCGTGAGCGCCGAGAGCGTGCGCCCGCTAACCGATTACGTGACCACGCAGTCGGCCGAGATCATCGAATTCCTGCTCGACGCGGATATGTGGTTCTTCGCCGGCCCCGACTCGGACGTGGTGAAGGCCGCCGCGCTGGCCAGCCTCAATGCCTACCTTGCCGCATCCCGCCGCATGGGCCGCGACATCACGATGTCGGGCCTGTACGCCGCGCTACAGGTCGCCGGCGTGCAGAACGTGGTCATCAACGAACCCGCCGCCACCATCGTCGTGGGCCCCACGCAGGCCGCGTTCTGCACCGGCATCACCCTGCACGATCGAGGCGTCGGTGAATAGCCTTTTGCCGCCCAACGCCACCGAGCTCGAACGCGCGCTCGAGGCGGTTGGCCTGTCCGTGCTCGATCTGCCGGTGCCGATCGACACCCTATGGAACCCGGACACGATCTCCGCGGATCTGCTGCCGTGGCTCGCCTGGTCGCTATCCGTCGAATCGTGGAAGCCCTACTGGTCCGACGTCATCAAGCGCAACCGCGTGAAGACGGCCATCGACATCGCGCGGCGGAAAGGCACCGCGAAATCCGTTCGCGATGTCGTGGAGTCGTTCGGTGGCCACGTCGAGATCCGCGAATGGTGGCAGTCCGAGCCCAAGGGCGTGCCGCACACCTTCACCCTGATCCTGACTGTGCCTACCCAGGGCGGCCAGGAAGCCTCGGCCGAGTTCGTCGACGACATCATCGCGGAAGTCCGCCGCACCAAGCCGGCCCGCTCCCACTTCACTTTCACCCAGGGCGTCCTCGCCATGGGCGGCCTTGGCGTCATCGCCAGGGCGCGCCCCGTTGCGTATGCGCGCCTCTCGTTCGACGGAGTTAGCTGATGGCATCGCTTCCCATCAAGATCACCGCCGCAGGCTATGCAGCCCTGCGCAACGCCCAGGGCAACGGCACGAATGCCGTCTTGGTCGCCATGGCGGGCCTGACCTCGACCGCCTTCACCCCGGGCGACGCGGTTCCCCAGGAGATTAAGCGCGTCGCCACCATCGCCGGCGGGGCGACCTCGCCCAATACGATCCACGTCACCATCAGCGACACCTCGGCCGATGCCTTCCCCTGCCGAGGCTTCGGCTTGTACCTGGACAACGGAACGCTGCTGGGCTCGTATGGCCAGGCTGACGTGATCGTCGAGAAGTCGAGCCAGGCGGCCATGCTGCTCGCGATCGATATCCAGTTCGCCGATATCGACGCGACGCAGATCACCTTCGGCGACACGAATTTCAGCAACCCGCAGGCGACCACGGAACGTGTGGGCGTCGTCGAGCTCGCCACGGACGCCGAGACGATCGCCGGCACCGACGCGGCCCGCGTCATCACGCCGAAGGGGCTTCTCGCGGCGTTGAACGACCGACTCGGCGCGGGCGCGCCCAGCGCATTCGTGAAGACGCTGCTGACGAAAGCCACTGTCCTGGCGTTCGTGACTGCCCTGGGCATCCGTAGCGCGGCGCAGTACGACACCGGCTCCGGCAACGGCCTGGACGCCGATAAGTTGGACGGCAACGACGGCGCTTACTACCTGGACTGGAACAACCTGCAAAACGTCCCGGGCACGTTCAAGCCGGCGCCTCACCAGCACGCGGCCAGCGACATCACCTCCGGCGTCTTCCCGGTGCCGCGCGGCGGTACCGGCCTGGCCACGGTGCCGGCGGGTTACTTCCTCGCCGGCGCGGCCAACGGCACCGACCCGATGGTGCCGCGCTCACCGGATCAGGTGCGCATCGACATACAGGCGGCGGCGAGCTCGCACTCGCACATCATCGGGAATGTCACCGGCCTGCAGGATGCCTTGGACGGCAAAGCCGCCAAGGTGCACACGCACGTTATCGGCGACGTCACCGGATTGCAGTCCTCGCTCGATGCGAAGGCCCCCATCAATGCGCCCATCTTCAACGGCCGTGTTGGCAACAACGCCGGAACCCTCGCCACGGGTCAGGGCAGCGGCCTCGAAGCGTGGGCAACCAATGCCGCGACGGGCAACAGCGACAACCTGCGCTGGGCCGCCTGGCGCGCCGCTGCCGGTACCGGCTGGGGCAACGTTTATTGGCGCCTCGAGCGTGTGGTCGATGCCACCGGCATGAGCTGGTACGACATCGGATCAAACAGTGCGGCGGTAGGGTTTCTTCACCGCTGGGGGCACGGGACCAACGTCGCCGGCTACATCGACCTGAATGTCCAGTGGCAGCACGTCACGGCGGCCAACTTTGCCGCCGCCGACAACACGTTCTCGAACGGCGCCCCACTCCGCTTTACGGGCATGGGCACCAATGGCGGCATGTACTGGCACGGCCTCAATGGCGCCGGCGACGACATGTGCATGATCCAGCGGCAGAACACGAATAGCTCTTACGTCTTCAACTGGAACGGCATCATCAACGCGTCGCAGTGGTTCAACTACTCCGACCGACGCCTGAAATTCAACATCAAGCGCAAGGCCGTCACACGCGGCCTGTCACTGCACATCGCCAAGGGCTATTCCTCCTGGCAGATGAAGGCCGATGGCTCGTACGGCGAAGGCGCGATCGCGCAGTGGGTGCAGAAGAAGGCACCGCACCACGTCGACGAAACCGAGACGAAATCGAGTGCTAAGCGCGCTCGCTCGAAGAAGCGCTTGACCGTCAACAACCTCGGCATGGCCGTGGAAATGGGCGCGGACAACGCGCTGCACATCCAAGAGCTTGAGGGCTTCATCGCGAAGCTCGCCAGGCGTGTCGAAAAACTGGAGGCCCGCAAGTGAATCCCCGCACCGAGACCATCGCGGAAGGCATCGTCCGCGAAATGATCGCCGAGAACACGTATCTGTTCTACAACCCGGAATCGCAGGCCGCCACGGTGCGTTTCCAGTCTCGCCCGCACCTGTTCCAGGATGAAAAATGGCTGTCGATCGGCGGCGATTGGTACAACCTGGACAAGACGGTCTACGAGATCGCTCCGCGCAAGTTCGGTGAAAGCCTCGTTGATCCGGTCACCAACGCCGACCTCAGCAACGTGTCGGTCGGCGGCATCGTGCTGCTCATCAAGGCCGCTTACGCCGCCCTGTATGACGAAGCCTACGCCGTTGTTGCGGCGTCCACGCCTGTCCTCCCGGGCGCCGAGGGCTAACCGATATGCCTGGTTACAAGGCCGCCGGCAACGACCTCGAAAACCTCTATGACCCCGACGTCATCGGCAACGGCTATCTCGCCGCCGGCATGAAGGTCGGAGGCAACGCCGGCACGCGGTATGCCTCCGCCGCCTACGGCACGCCGGGGCCCTACTGCGGCTTCAACGCCGCCGGCGTCGGTGACGTCGGCAAGCAGTGGGCGGGCAAGGGAACGGCGGTCTACGCGTTGTCGTGCAACGGCCAGTCATTCAGCGACAACAACCAGTCGCGTGGCCAGGCAGGTTTCAGGTTCCTGGTATCCGCCAATGGCACCTGGCAGATCCAGCGGTGGCGTAGCACGTCGAACATCACCACGGTGGCATCCGGCACCTGGTTGACGGACGGATCGCCAGCATCGCAGTGGGCCTGCAATTTCGACTACAGCCTATCCAACCAATCGACCATCGGAAGCGGCTCAAACGGCATCGAGTGCGATGCACCGAACAACGGTACGCAGTACGCGATGACCGCGGACCACGCTTGCCGGGCATACGCGATGGCCACTCTCGTCGGCACGGACGCCACGTCGAACGCGACGATCGTTCTTCACCTCTACAAGAACGGCGTGAAACGCTCGGACACCACGATCTACACGTATCAGAACGTCAACGGCAACTAAGCCGCCCACACCACCAGGAGCCCCTATGGCCACCGAATACCACCACGGCGCCACCGTCGAAGAAGTCAACGCCGCCGGTCTATCCGTCAAGACCGTGTCCACTGCCGTGATCGGCCTGGTGGCCACCGGCACGGACGCCGACGCGATCGCATTCCCGCTGAACACCGCCGTCCTGGTCACCAACCCGAAGTCGCTCATCGGCAAGGCGGGCGTCGTCGGCACGTTGGCCAAGGCCCTGCAGCACATCTCTGACCAGGTGTCGTGCCCGGTCGTTGTCGTCCGCGTCGCCGCGGGTGCTGACGACGCGCAGACGAGCACCAATGTCATCGGCGGCACCAGCGCTGACGGCAACTACACCGGCATGCAGGCGCTGCTTACGGCCGAGGCCAAGCTGGGCGTGCGTCCGCGCATCCTCGGCTGTCCGGGCCTGGACAGCCACGAAGTAGTGACCGCGCTGGCAACGGTCGCGCAGAAGCTGCGCGGCTTCGCCTACGCCTACTGCGATGGCGAGACGGTGGCGGACTGCCTGATCTATCGCCAGCAGTTCAGCGCGCGTGAGCTCATGCTCATCTGGCCGGACTTCACCTACTTCGACACCACGACGAGCAAGACCGCCACGGCCCTGACCATCGCCGTCGCGCTCGGCCTGCGTGCCCAGCTGGATCAGACGGTGGGCTGGCACAAGACGCTGTCGAACGTGCCGGTCAACGGCATCACCGGCATCAACAAGGACGTTTACTTCGCGTTCCAGCAGACCGGCACGGACGCGGACCTGCTCAACGCCCAGGGCATCACCACGCTCATCGGCCGCAACGGCTATCGCTTCTGGGGCTCGCGCACCTGCGACGACGCGCAGTTCATCTTCGAGAGCTACACGCGCACGGCCCAGGTGCTGGCCGACTCGATGGCCGAGGCGATGTTCTCTTACGCCGACAAGCCGGTTTCGCCGGTGCTGATCCGCGAAGTGATCGACGGCTTCAACGCCAAGGGTGCGCAGTTCAAGCGCGACGGCATGTTGCTGGGTTTCCGCGCCTACTGGAACCCGGACCTCAACAGCACGGACGAGATGAAGAACGGCAAGTTCAAGATCTCCTACGAGTACACCCCGGTGCCGCCGTTCGAGCAGATCGGCCTGCAGCAGACCTTCACCGACGAGTTCTTCGCCGACCTGTCCTCGGCGATCACGAACGCCGCCGCCTGACCCCACCGGCGGCTTCGGCCGCCGGCTTCCCTTCCCTGACGGAGACAACGCTCCATGAGCCTCCCCCGCGTACTCAAAAACTTCAACTACTTCCAGGACGGCGTGAAATGGTCCGGCGAGGTGTCGAGCCTGACCCTGCCGAAGCTCACTCGCAAGATGGAAGAGATCATCAACGGCGGCATGGCCGGTCCGGTGCAGGTGGATCTGGGCATGGAAAAGCTCGAGCTCGGCGTGACCACCGGCGGCTTCCGCATCGATGCCCTGAGCTCGTTCGGCGCTACCACCGTCGATGCCGTCACTTCGCGCTACCTGGGCGCTTATCAGAACGATGCCACCGGCGCGCCGGACGCGGTGGAGATCTACACGCGGGGTCGTTACTCGGAAATCGATCCGGGTGACGCCAAGGCGCAGACGATCAACGAGTGGAAATACAACAAGGCGCTGGCCGTGTACCGCCTCACGATCAACGGTGTCGAAGTCATCTTCATCGACTTGCTGGCCAACGTCGTACGGATCAACGGCCGCGACATCAAGGCCGCCGAACGCAACGCCATCGGCGACTGGTAACTCACCTCGGCGCCCCACCCTGGGGCGCCTCTCCCCATCTTCGATTCGAAAGGAACCACCGTGAACGCAATCTCCAAGACCGTCGTACTCGAAACCCCGCTGCAGCGTGGCGAGCAGCTGATCGAGAAGATCGAGGTACGCAAGCCCGCCGCCGGCGAGCTCCGCGGCACCTCGCTGGTCAACGTCCTCAACATGGACGTCGGCGCCCTCGAAGTCGTTCTGCCGCGCATCACGACGCCGCCGCTGTTCAAGGCCGACTTCGCCAACCTCGATCCCGCCGACCTGGTGCAGCTGGGCGTGGAGGTGTCCGGTTTTTTGTTGACCAGGCAGGCGAAGGAAAGCTTCCCGACCGCGTAGAAGACGTAATGGCCGACCTGGCCGTTGTCTTCCACTGGCCGCCCCGCGAGATGGATGCGATGGGGCCGGCTGAACTGATGATGTGGCACGAACGCGCCGTCGAACGCAGCGGCGCAAAGGCAGAGTGAGATGGCGGATCTGAAACTGAGCGTGGTGCTGTCGCTGATCGAGAAGGCCACGGCACCCCTGAAATCCATCACCGGCCAGGCCACACAGTCCGCGAAGGCGCTGCGCGATACCCGCCAGCGCCTAAAGGAGCTGCAGAAGGCCCAGGACGATCTCAAGGGCTTCCGCGAGCTCCGCGCCGGCACGCGCGACCTGCAGGGGAAGTTGAAGACGGCCCGCGAAAACGCCACCGCCCTGGGCAAGGCGATCGCCGGCACAAACAACCCCACCCGGGCCCAGGTGCGCGAGTTCGGCGCGGCGCGCCGGCAGGCCGCCGCCCTGGAACGGCAGTACCAGGCCAACACGCAGAAGCTGGGCAGCATGCGCACGGCCTTGGGCGCCGCCGGCATCGACACGAAGGCCATGGGTGCAGCCCAGCGTTCGCTGGCCGGCCAGGTGGCTGCGACGAACGCCCAGATGGCCACGCAGCAAAAGCGGCTGTCCGCGATCGGGCAGCAACAGCAGCGCATGGCCGCCGCTCGTACCCAAATGCACGCAACGCAGGCGGTGGGAGCGAACATCGCCATTGGCGGCGCCGCGGCGCTGGCCACCGGCCACGGCGTGCTGAGCGCGGTCCGGCCGACGATCGACGAGGCCAAGGCGTTCCAGCAGCAGGTGGCGCAGTTGCGCGCCCAGGGCATCGGCGATGCCGCCGTCGACGACGCGGTGAAGTTCGCCCGCAGCATGGATGTGGTGGGATCGAGCGCGACGGACAATCTCAAGCTCGTGAAGGAAGCCAACAGCGTCCTGCGCGATATGCACGAGGCGCAGGAGGTTGCACCCTACCTCGCGCAAATGAAGTTCGGCATCGAGTCGGTCATGGCGCAGGGCGGCCACGGCGAGGGCCACGGCGACAACGCCGAGACGATGTTCATGGATCTGCTCAAGGTTGCCGAGCTCCGCGGCGCGGCGAAGAACCCGGAGACGTTGAAGCGGGTGCTGGACTTCGCCACGCAGGCCTATGTGTCGTCGAGTGGCACGGTCAAGCCTGAAGACCTGCTCAACATGATTAAAACCGGTGGTGTCGCCGCGAAGCAGCTGGACGACACCTCGTTCTTCTTTGGCCTGCTCCACACCATGCAGGAAATGGGCGGCAACCGCACCGGTACCGGCCTCGCGACGGGCTACCAGAACTGGGCTGCAGGGCGCACGACGCAACAGGCGGCAGAAGAGCTTTCGCAGCTGGGCCTGCTCAACAAGGGAGCGGTGAAGTACGGCAAGACCGGGCACGTCACCAAGCTGCTCCCGGACGCGCTCAAGGACGGCGAGCTCTACCGTTCCAACCCGTTCGAATTCCTGATGACGCGCGTAGTGCCCAAGCTCAACCCGGGCGGCGCGCTGAACGATCAACAGGTGGTCAGCAAGATCAATGCGCTGTTCTCCGGTCGCAAGGGCGGCGATCTGTTCGCCTCGCTGTACCTGGAACGCGCCAACATTGCCAAGCACCTGGCCGCGGCGCCGAAGGCATACGGCGTCGAAGCGCTTTACCGCGAGGGCGCCGGTACCGCCGGCGGCATGGAACTCGACCTCGAGGCGAAGAAGCGCGACCTGTACCGGGAGCTCGGCACGCAAATCCTCCCGATGTACGTCAGTGCGCTCACCAAGCTCGTGGGCGCGATCAAGGGCCTCAATGGGTTCGCCGCGGCCCACCCACGCATCGCCAAAGGCCTCACGGCCGTCGCCGGCGGCTTCGGCCTCATCCTGACCGCTGCCGGCGGCCTGATGATCGCCCTGGGTGGCTTACTCAGCCAGTTCGCCCTGCTCCGCTTCGCCTTCAAGGCCACCGGCATCCGCCTGGCCATGGGTCGCATCCTTGGCGGCGCCGCGGCCGCGGCTGGCAGCGGTGCGGCCGCGGCCGGCTCCACAGCCGCCGCAGGCGCAGCGCAGGCTGGACTGCTGTCGCGGGTCGGGCTGGCGGCGCGCGGCGTGCTGACGGCGATTGCGGGCGTCTCTGCCGGCACCGCCATTGCCATCGGCGCAGTGCTGCTCGTCGTGATCGCTGTGGCGCTGGCCATCCGCAAGTATTGGGAGCCGATCAAGGCATGGTTCCAGGGTGTCGGCCAGGGCACTGCCCAGGGCATCTCGCCGGCACTGGCCAAGGTTCGCGAAGACCTGGCGCCGCTTGGGAATGCGTTCGGCGTGCTTGCTGGATGGCTGGGCGCGGCATGGCAGTGGTTCGTGAAGCTGATCGAGCCGGTGAAGTCCACCACGGCCGAGCTCGATGGCGCCCGGGCGAGCGGCGTGAGCTTCGGCACGGTGATCGGCCAGGTGCTGGGCTGGGTCGTGGAGGGCATCACGTTCGGCGTGCGCATGTTCGTGAAGCTTGGCGAGGCCATCGGCAATACCGCCGGCTGGGTCGTGACGACCTGGGGCCCGGTGTCGGAATTCTTCGGCAACCTGTGGTCCGGCCTGAAAGACGCAGCCAGCACCGCGCTGGAATGGATCGAAACGAAGATCCAGGCCGTGCGCGCGGTGATCGAGCGTCTCTACGCCATGTGGCAGAAGATCAGCGGCACCGCCGCGACCCCTGAACCCCTGCAATGGATCATGCCCGGCGATAGCGAGCGCGCCCGGCAGATCTCCGACGCGATCGCGCGCAACCCGATCGGCAGTGCCGGCGGCGCCAACGCCTCGATCGTCACCCCGCGCCCGATCGGCTCGGCCCCGGCCGCCGGCGACACCTACCAGGTGCACGTCGATGCCCGCGGCATGAGCCACCAGGAGGCCACGGCCGCCATCAACAACGCGCTGGACAACCAGCGCCGCCAGGCCGATGCGCGCAAGCGATCGGCGTTTTCGGATGAGGATTAAGCATGGCAGGCATGCACCAACTCGCCCTCGGACCTTTCGCGTTCGGCATGGCCACCGCCGGGTATCACCAGCTGCAGCGGAGCATGCAGTTCAAGCACGCGGCCGCGGTTCGCGTCGGCCAGCGCGATGCGTTCCAGAAGCTGGGCCCAGGTGAGGAATCGATCACGATCACCGGCGTCGTCGCGCCGGCGGTCACAGGCCGCCTCTCGTCGATCACGCAGCTGGAAGAAATGGGCCGCGGAGGCGAGCCCTATGTGCTGGTCGACGGCGCCGGCTATGTCTATGGCACGTACCACATCGACAGCATTCAATCGACGCAGCGGGGCCACCTGGATGACGGCACGCCGCGTATCGTCGATTTCTCCCTCACGCTCACCCGCGACGACGGTATGCCGGCAGACGAGGCGCCCTCGGCGCCGGCGCAGAAGGCCGCGTGATGCCGACCGCACCGACGAAACTCACCAGGGCGATGTACCGGGTGGAGGTGGATGGCAAGGACATCACCGAACGCCTGAAAGACCGCCTGAGCGAGCTCACGATCACGACCAGCCGCGAGGGCCATGCCGACCAGCTGGATATGTCGTTCGACGCCACGGACGGCCGTGTGGCGATGCCCCGGCGCGGCGTCACGGCATCGGTAATGATCGGATTCGAGGGCACGGGCGTGCAGCTGCAGGGCTCCTACATCGTGGACGAGGTGGAGCACGCTGGAACGCCCGACCTCATCACCGTGCACGGTCGCAGCGCGAAGCTGGCCACGTCGATCAACACCCGAAAGGAACGCAGCTTTTCCGACACGACCGTGGGCCACCTGGTGAACGTCATCGCCGGCGAGAATGGTCTTACCCCGCGCGTGTCGCCGGCGCTGGCCTCGATCACCGTGTCGCAGATCGACCAAACCGAGAGCGACATCGCCCTGCTCCGGCGCCTCGGACACCTGTGGGACGCCGTTGCGACGGTGAAAAATGGCTATCTGATCTTTGCGCCCATCGGGAAAGCCGCCACGGTGAGCGGCACAGCCCTTCCACTTCTGACCATTACCAGGGCGTCCGGCGATCGCCACCGCTTCCACGTCGCCGAGCGGAACGCGTATACCGGCGTCCGAGCGCGCTGGCACGACGTAGATGCCGCCCAGGGCAAGACAGCGCTCGCCGGCGACACGGGTCACATCAAGGTACTTCGCGGCCAGTACGCGAACGCAGAGGACGCCAGGCGCGCGGCGTCCGCCGAGATGGCACGCGTTAAACGCGGTGCTGCCACCTTCGAGCTCACGCTGGCGGCCGGCCGGCCGGACGTGCTCCCCGAAATGCCGGTGAAGCTCGACGGCTGGGGCGACGAGATCGGCGGCTACGAGTGGATCGTGTCGAAGGCTACGCACACGTTGTCCGGCGATGGCGGATACATCACGCGCATCGAGCTCGAAAACAAGGCGACTGCCGCCGACCACCCCGCCGAAGACGAAGGCGCGGAGGCAACTGACGATGGCGAAGCGGATACCGGCGAGGCGACTGCATGACACGCGAGAAACCGATGCGCGCACCTTACGGCGAGAGCACGGTTCCAGTGCGCGTGCCGCGCTCCATGCTTCCGAAGATCAATGCGCTGCTGCAGGAGCGCAGGGCACAGCTACAGGCGGCGCGTAATTCGCGAACGGTGCCGCCGACTGTTGGATGCCAACGCAGACCAGGATGATCGCGCCAAAGCCGAAGGCAGCAACAACGTTTCGCAGGCGATCGCCCCACCTTCGCCATACGTCACCGCCCGATCGCTCCCGCGCATACAGCGCTTGCGAAACCCACGTGAGTCCTTGAGCGAGCGTAGCGGCTACCAGCGCGGCGCCAAACCACTTCACGCCTGACACCGCCGCATGCACGTAAATCGCGGGAGCCTTCTCAGTAACGAGGTGACCGAGGAATGCCAGGACAGCCGCGGCAGATCCGCCAGCGACTAGGAAAATTGCCTTCAGCGACGCCTGGCCGTGCGCGATGACCGAATCGAACAGCTTCAGATCCCAGGCGTGCCCTTCTGCACGCTCGGCATCTTGCTTTTTTACGCCAACGGCGGCTTGGCTGCGGAAGATCTCCGCGGCGAGCGCTGCGTCAGAAGTGCCTCGGCCAGGTTTGTCATGCTCGGTAACCATCGACGCCTCGACCTGGGCGACCAGGCGGCGCACCTCGGCGAGTTCGACGCGTTCCGCGCCATCGTCCATGGCGCCCTTAAGCGCCTCGTCCACGAATTCAAGCCACATCCCCTCGGTGGACATCGATACCCCCTAGCCGTTGCCGCCCGGCGCCCATTCCGCGTATTCCGGCACGGCACGGCGCAGCTGTACTTCCAGCCAGACCATCTCGGTGTGCGGTTTCGAGGAGTCCCAGAACTCCACAAATTGAGAGATCCGCTTTGCTTCCGTCGACATCAGCGCGCCCTCCGCATGAGCGACGGACGCGGAACCCACGCCAGCGGGCATGGGTAATGCGGCGCCGAAAATGAGCCAATCGAGCGACACCTGGTGCTTTCGCGCGACGTCAGCTACAAGCTCGAAAGGTATGGAATTGCGGTTCCGCCAGTTACTTGGAGCGGTCCTCCCGGTGCCCATCTTCTCCGCGAGCTCAAGGTCCGTGGATACGCCAAATAATTGACGTAGACGGTTGATGACCTCGGATGCCAACGGAGCGTCGGGCGCGGATCCACGCATTGAGAGATTTCCCTGTTGAATCTGTTGCAATCTCTCATTTTGAGAGATAGCATGCCGATTGTTCGGCACAATTCCATCGTAACCCACTGTCATGGCCAACTCCTCATCTCCGTCTAAACGCTATGCACCGCGCGGCCTTGGCATGACCCGGGCCGATATCGCGCTGACCCAGGCCGAACTCGACGAGGCCAACACGCTCGCGGACGACGGCGCAGTTTCCCGCGCCGCCCTGCTGCGGACCGTGTACCTCTTGGGTCTTCCCCTTTATCGCCAGGCACCCGCCGCTGATGCGGCGAGCGCCTAAACAACCGTAGAAGCGGTGTACGAGGGTTGAACGATGGTTCCTGCGAAATCCCGCAACGGGCATAGCTGCCCGCACTGCAAAGCGGTCGCCCAGGTCTACACGTCCCGGAAGGTGACCGAGATCGTCTCGGAGAAGTACCTGCAATGCACGAACCTCGATTGCGGCTTTCAGTTCGTCATCCAGATCGGCGTTGTCCGAGCCTTGATCCCGAGCCTTATGCCTGATCCCGACATCAACGTTCCGCTCGTCGAGCGCCGTAGCAACGACATCATCGTTGCCCGCGCGCCGGCGAGTACACAACAACCGGCCGCGCCTGCCCCTGTCGCTCCACGCGACCGCGGTGGCACTCAGCCTTCCCATTCCCATTGACCGTGACCACAGGGGGTTTCGTGTCATCGCTCACACCGATTGACCCGCGCGATCAGCGCATCGTTCGTTCCGCCAGGCATTACACCGCCGTCCGCTATATCGACACGCACTGCGCGATGTACCTGGACGACCAGCAGCTGCTACATGCCTGCGCTACCGAGCTCGTCGCCATGCACAACGTGCCGGACGCCTACGCCGCCCATGCCATCGCTGCAGAGGCCTTGGCCGAGGTCCAGGCGAGGACGTCGCCCGCGTGGATCGACATCAGCTTGTCCACATCGCAGGTGGCACGCGTCATCGACCCGGTGACCGGCCAGATGGCAACGTTCACCGCTTCCGAGCTCATCCAGATCGCCCAGGAACGCGCCAGGGCGATCGCGGACGCCTCGCCCGATGGTGAACCCGCTCGACCGCTCCGAAGCGTTAACTGACGCCGTAGCGGCGCCATAACAACCGTTTTCCCTTTCGACCGGCTTCCAGTGGGAAGCCGGAACGGACTCGCCTTGCCATGAAAAAGCAAATGTTCGGAACAATGTTGACACCTCACCGCCATCGGAGCGATGCTTCAAGCGTCGCCGCAAAATCGGCGATCGGGCTTGGCGGCCCGGTAAGCAAAAGGCGCGCAGGCGCCCATCGATCGATGTCGGCGCTTTTTTTCCGTCCGCATCGTGCGGATACCTGCGTGTCGCGCGGCCCCGTTTATGGCGGGCGGCGTGGGAGAGCCTTCGGGCTCGCCGGTTTTCCTTTTGCCCGGTCCGCCAATCCTGCGTCGTCCGTCACCCCGCTTGGCGGCGGTGTGGCGGATTCCATCTGCAAAAGGAATCCCACCATGCCTGCACGCATCAGTGCGGCGCGTGCTCGTAAGCAGCGCGCTGCCGCCCAACTCGACGCCGCTATCCGCGCCGCGTTCGCCGCCCACGCCGGCCTCCTCGCCGCCTGGGAAAACGGCATGACCAACCCGGTCGATGCCAGCCACCTTCTCGCCCTGGTTGACCAGGCGCTGGACGATGCCGCCGACACCATCAACGATGTCCTCGCGGTGGAGGTGCCGGCATGACTGCGCCTGCGCGCCTCACCATCCCTCTCTCGTGCGGGATGCGCCTGTCGCTAACGCTGTACCCGCTGACACGCAACCACACGTCATCGGCAACGCTGACTCCCGCCGGCGCAGATATCCCGGCCCCCATCTTCTGTTGCTTCTCCGCAGCCGAGTGCCGGTTGGTGCCCGCGGCCGTGGATAGTCCCTACGTTCCTTGGTCGCTTTGGCTCGGAAGCGTGTGTATCGACGTCAGCGAGTCCGAAGCAACCTCCCTGCAGGATTTCATCACGTCGGCATGCGCCGGCAATCAAGGGGATGTGTGATGGCCCATCGCCTTGCCATCGAGCTGGCCTCCGGCATCACCGCACGGCTGAACACCCGCGCGGATTGCCTGGTCAACGTCGTCATCACCGCAGGACGCGGCCTGCACCAGCGCGTTGTCTACTCCGCTTGCTTCCCGATCGAACGTTTCACGAAGCGCGCCCCGGGGCTGTTTATCGACAACGCATTCGTCGAACTCACGGACGCCGAAGGGGCCGCCGTGTTCGGCTTCCTCACCCTCGCCGGGTGGAAGGCATGAGCCAGCTGGTCACACCAATCCCGGCCGGCGCGCTCGTCGTCGATATCGACGGCCCGTTTGCCTGCATCAGCGTCGGCACGTCGGCCACTGCCGTGGTCGCATCGTTCGTGTGCCAGGTCAACGAGCTCGAACTCTCGCACTGGAAGGGCCGCCCCATCCTGCGCGCCGCCGAGGCATTCGTAGTCATCGACGACGCATCGTCGCGTCTGGTCGCCGATCACGTAGGGATTGCCCGCGCATGAGCCTTACAAGCCTTCTCCGTGGCGACATCCGCCGCAAGCTCGTCGATAAATTCGAGTTCGTCGAGCGCAACGGCTTCTTTCGCCGTGGCAAGTGCCCGATGTGCGGCAAGAAAGAGCTCTATGCCAACGCCGACACGCCGTGGTGGGTCCGCTGCGGCCGCCTCAACAACTGCGGCTACGAAGATTCGGTCAAGGATCTGTTCCCCGAGCTCTTCGAGGACTGGTCGGACCGCTTCAAAGCCAGTGACTCCAGTCCCTTCGCGGCTGCTGACGCGTACCTGAGCGAGGGACGCGGCTTCAACCTGATGCACGTGCGCGGCAGCTACACGCAGGAGTGGTACCGCGACCACGAAACGCGCCATACGTCGGCCACCGTCCGCTTCCAGCTGCCCGGCGGCTCGTGGTGGGAACGCCTTATCGACCGTCCCCAGCGTTTCGGCAAGAAGGCCAACTTCGCGCCTGGTCTTGGCTACACCGGGCAGGCATGGCTTCCGCCGACACTGACGGACGCCAAGCTGCTCGAAGCGAAAGAGATCTGGATCGTCGAAGGCATCTTCGATGCGATCGCGCTGGGCCATCACGGCATCCTCGCCGTGGCCGCCATGTCGTGCAACAACTACCCGGGCAAGTTCCTGGAACGCGTCCGCAGCACATTTGCCGCCAGCAGCGCGCCGCTGCCGACCATCGTTTGGGCGCTGGACGGCGATGACGCTGGCCGCGAGTACACGCAGAAGTGGGTGGTTCGCGCTCGCAAGGACAAGTTCACCTGCCAGGCCGCGACCATTGAGCAGAACAGCCGCGGCAAGAAGGACTGGAGCGATCTCCACCTCGCCAACGCCCTCGAAGCCAAGGACGTGGAGCGATATCGCTATGACGGCTCCCTGCTGATCGCTCGATCGGCGGCGGACAAGGCGCGCCTCATGTACAACCGCACCGGGCTCAGCACGTTCTTCTACGAATACGCCAGCAGCCTTTACTGGTTCGAGCTCGACGCCAAGGCGTACGAGAAGGCCTACGCCAACCTGCGCGAAAAGGAGCCCGACCAGGACGAGGACGACGCCAAGGCGCAAGCGCTCGCCGAGGCCTGCGACAACTCCGAAATCGCAAACTGCTACCCGTTCCCCCTGTACTTCCAGGCGAATCACACCACGGACGAGTCCTGGTACTACTACCGTGTCACCCAGCCCGATGCACCGAAGCCGATTAAGAGCACCTTCACCGGTGCCGCGCTGGCCAGCGCGAGCGAGTTCAAGAAGCGCCTGCTGTCGATCGCGCCGGGCGCCGTATTCACCGGCAGCAGCCAGCAGCTGGACCGAATCATCAAGGTCCAATTGAAGCGGCTGAAAACCGTGGAGACGATCGACTACGTGGGTTTCAGCAAGGAACACGGCGCCTACATCCTGGGTGATGTGGCGATCGCCAACGGCAACGTGTACGACCTCAACGACGAGGATTACTTCGAGATCGGCCGCCTCAACGTGAAGACGTTGACGCACTCGCCCAAGCTGGCCATTAACCGCGATCGCAAGGATTACCGCGCGGAGTGGATCGACCTGGTGTGGCGATGCTTCGGGCCCAAAGGCTTTGTGGCCCTCACGTTCTGGTTCGGCAGTCTGTTCGCCGAGCAGATCCGCGCCATGCACAAGAGCTACCCGTTCCTCGAGCTCGTGGGCGAGGCCGGCGCTGGTAAGTCCACCCTCATCGAGTTCATGTGGAAGCTGGTGGGTCGCACGGACTACGAGGGTTTCGACCCGTCGAAGGCGACCCTGGCCGCGCGTGCCCGTAACTTCGCCCAGGTGTCGAACCTGCCTGTCGTGCTGATCGAGAGCGATCGCGAAGGCGACGACGCCAAAAAGAGGTTCGATTGGGACGAGCTCAAGACCGCGTACAACGGCCGAAGCGTGCGCGCGATCGGCGTGAAGAACTCGGGCAACGACACCCGGGAGCCGCCTTTCCGTTCCACTGTGGTGATCTCGCAGAACGCCAAGGTTGAGGCGAGCGAGGCAATCATGCAGCGCATCGTGCACATCACGGTGGACCGTTCGGCGCACACGACGGAAACCCGGGCAGCGGCGCTCAAGCTGGAACAGATGCCGATCGATGCCGTGTCGCAGTTCTTCGTCATGGCGACCCGTGCCGAACAAAAGGTGCTTGGGATCATCGGCGAAAGCGCGCCGCGGCACGAGGCCGACATCATCCAGCTCGATGGAGTGAAAACCACCCGTATCGCCAAGAACCACGGCCAGCTGCTAGCGGTGTTCGACGCCCTTTGCGCCGTGATCGACGTGACCGACGCGCAGCGTGACCAGGTGAAGGCCGAGGTGTACGGGATGGCCACGGAACGGCAGGAGTCGATCAGTTCCGACCACAAGGTGGTGCAGACCTTCTGGGAGCGCTTCGACTACCTGGATACGTACAACTCTTTCCCGCAGCTGAACCACGCCCGCAAAGACGGCGAGATCGCCATCAACCTCAACCACTTCGAGCAGTGCGCGGCCGAATACAAGTTGCAGATTCCGAACCTCAACGAGCTCAAGAAGCACCTGAAAAACTCGAAGGTGCGCAAGTTCGTCGCGATCAAGGACGTCAACAGCGGGATATGGCTCAAGGACAAGAGCGATCCGAAGCTCGGCGGCCGCACCGTCAAATGCTGGGTGTTCCAGCGCGGCGCCAACGAATCGCCGGCGACGCCGGCAGCAAAGAAGCGGAGCCCGGGGGAGTGATTGCAGCACTCCCCTCGCACCGCCTGATCCCACCCGAAAGGAGCACACACATGCGTTTCAAGTTGGCACCTGGCCTGGCACTCGGGCCCCGCACTACGAAGTCTACGGCAACCAGTCAGTTTTCGGCTGGCCTGCCCATCCCTCGCCCCACGAACGACGGCCGCGTGCTGGCTGGGTTCGTCGCCGGCGTGGTCCTCACCGCCGCGGCCTTCGTGGCCGCACAGCCCTACCTGATCCATCGCTGAGGCGACCATGTTTCCCAGGAACCTTATCGTTTACTACTTCGCATCGGATCTTAGACCCGACATTGAAGCGGCCCTGCAGGAGCACGCCGTTCGCGAGCCGGGCGAGGCCGAGCTTGCCACGCGTGGCTTCGCCTCGCCGTATGGCCGCACGGATAACCGCCGGGTCGTTCGCCAGGGCGAGGTCTACGGCTTCGCCTTCGAGGAACGCATGCGCGACATCAACCCTCGCGCCGTCAAGGACGAGGTGGCCAAACGCGTGGAAAAGATCGCCCAGGACGAAGGCCGCAAGGTCGGCGGCCGCGAGCGCAAGCGCATCGCCGACGACGTATGGAACGAGGTGCTGCCACGCGCGCTGGTTGTCGCACGCATCACGCGCGGCTGGCTCGACCTGGGCAACGGCCGCGTCGTGATCGACGCCCGTAGCCGGAAGACGGCCGAGAACGTCCTGAGCTCGCTTCGGGAGGCCTTCGGTTCGCTGCCGGCAGTTCCCCCCGCCCCGGATGAATCGCCGCGCATCCACATGACCTCATGGCTCTCAGAAGGGGCCGTGCCCGAAGGCCTGACCCTCGGTGATGAGTGCGAGCTCCGCGACGCGTCGGGCGCCCACGGCTCGGTCGTGCGGTGCCGCCGGCAAGACCTCGACACGGAGGAGATCCGCGAACACCTGCGTAGCGGCAAGCAATGTTTTTCGACCGGCCTGACGTTCGACGACCGGTTGAACCTGGTGCTGGGCGACGACCTTGCCGTGAAAGCGCTCAGGCCCACCGATGTGCTGCTCGAATCGGCGGCCGATAGCGCCTACGACTCGATGGACGAAGAAACCGAGGGCTCGTTCGCCCTGGCCGTCCTGGAAGTGAACCGCCTGCTCGAATTCCTCGAGCGGACCTTCAATGTGACCCGACCCGAGGCCGCCTGATATGGAAAACCGTGCCCAAACCCGTCAGGACGGCGCAACACGCCGCTCCGGCAACGCATCCAATACCAAGGCCGCGCCCCGGCGCTCCCGCGGCGTGCAGCCGCTGATGACGCGTGAGCAGACTGAGGGCGTCATCCTGCGCATGGCGGCAGGCCTGGCGTCGGACGCCGCGAGGGCGCCCGATGCCCGACGCGCACACCTAGCCTACGTCAACGGCGCGATCGCGCTGGCCACCGCCCTGGGCGTTCTGACCGATGCTCGTGCCGTGGAAGTGATGCGGGCGACCGCGGCCGTCTTCGATGGCGTGGCCACCACCGATCCGAAGCGCCTGGCGGCATCTGATCCCGCGTTTGCCGCCCTCGTCGCCGCGGTGCGCCGTAACCGCGGCGCGAGCCTGAGCTCGCCGCTGTCCATGGCCCAGCTATCGCCAGCCGTGGCCACCGCCATGCTCGGCCGCCTCGTCGATGCCGGCATCGTCGGCCCGGCGGATCTCGCCGGCTTCCATCCCGTCGTCGCAGGGGAGTGCTGACCATGCGCCAGATCCAGATCACCCACCAGGCGGCGACGTTCGCGCAGTGCACCGGCTGCAAGAGCGAGCCGCGTCACATCGAGACGCACGGCCGCACGCTGCGCGAGACGATGCAAAAGGATGTTCCCGCCGTGCGACACAGCCTCGAATGTCGGTGCGGCCGTTCCACGGGACTCCACGCGACGCTGCAGGACGCGACCAACGATTGGGGTCACCTGTTCGGCCAGATTGCACTGGCCCTCCCCTCCCCAATCCCTTTCCCCCAGAGCGCCCGTCGACGCGCCGTCCGCCAGGAGCACGCCCGTGTCTAAAAACGTCATCCACTACTACCGAGCCGACTCACCGGCAGTGCGCGAAGCATGGGAGCAGTTGCAAACGAATCGGGACGCAGTGCATGCCGAGGGCGACGCTTTCGCGGCACTTTTCGATGGAGCGACCGCAATCTATGCCGACGGTTCGTCGGGACTGCGGTTCCACGGCCTCGTGTTCGATCCGCCGATGCCGGCGGATATCTGGACCAAGCCGAGCGCGAAAGACGGCAATGTCCAGCAGCCGCGCGCGCAGGGGGTCTTCCGTGGGGGGAATCGCGCGAATGCCGATCGTGCCGCCGAACTGCGCCGCGTGCATGTGCTCTTCGCCGACCACCGCCCCCGCTTTTCGGCGAAGGTTGACCAGGTGTTCCGCGAGCTCGGTACCGACTGGGGAACCATGTGGATATGCGGCTACGCCATCGAAGCGCGCGACGGCGTGGTTTACGTCGCGACGGGAGCCAAGCTCGGCGATCCGTGCGTCGAGATCACGGCAAGCCAGTACGACGCCGCACAGCGTGGGGAGACCCATGTCTGACAGTGCACGTGACGGGATACGTTACCAGGGCAAAGGTCGACGAGCTCATGGCGGTAATCACTAGAAGCGCGGCGACAGCGGCCGCGCTACAGCTGCGCGAAGAGATGCATGCGCAGTGGAAGATCAAAAACGAATGGCCCGGGGCGGGAAGCGCCCCAGGCGTCACGGAGAACGAGTAAATGCAAGCCCAAACCAATTCGAGCGCACCCGCCAACCCACCACGCGATCGCGCGATTGCGATTTCCGAGGTGCTTCATCGCGTCGGGTGCGGCCGATCGCGCCTCTACATAATGATCCGCGCCGGCGAGTTCCCCGGGCCGACAAAATTTGGGCGGCAGTCGCGATGGTCCGAACGCCAGCTGGATGCCTGGCTTGCGGATCGCTTCAAGCAGCACTGAGTTCGGCGATCGGCGGGGCCGCAACGGTCCCGCCGGCATCGAGCTCATCGGCAAACCATTGCATCATGGCCGCACGCTCATCCAAGTACTTCGCGTGGTTATACGACCGCTTCGTTTTCTTCTGCTCGACGTGAGCAAGCTGCATTTCCACAACTTCCTCGCGGTATTGGGCTTCATAGAGGATGGTGCTAGCCGTCGCGCGGAAATCGTGGCCAGTCACCGGCGCCGTGTCGAAGCCCATGTACTCCAAGGCCCGGTTGATTGTCGTCGCGCTCATCACCGTGTCCACGCTGCGCGTGTTTGGAAATAGGTAGCGTCCGGCGCCCGTCAGCGGCACGAGCATGCGGACGGCCTCGATCGCCTGGCGCGATAGCGGCACCAGGTGTGGTCGACGCTTCTTCATCTTCTCTTTCGGGATGAGCCACGTGCCCGCGTCCAGGTCGAACTCCGACCACTCGGCATAACGCATTTCCTTGGTTCGCACGAACGTATAGACCAGGAGCAACAGCCCCACCTTCGTCGTGAGGTTGCCACCGTAGCCCCGGATCTTTCGCAGCAGGCCTCGTGCTCCGGCGAGCCCAAGGGCCCTGGCGTGCTCGATCTCGGGCCGCAGAACGACGCCACGGAGCGCCGACGCAGGGTCATCCGTGCACGCACCGTTCCGTATGCCTTCCAGGAATACAGCGCTGCAGTGCTGCCTGACGTTGATGGCCACCGTGGGCGCGCCTCGCTTCTCGATCACCTTCAGCACGTCCAGGATGTCGGCCGCGGTAATTTCGGGCAGCGGACGACGGCCGAGCGTGGGGAACACGTCACGCTCGAGGTCGCCCAGGACTTTCGACGCGTGACCAGCTGTCCACCGGCCAGCGGCAACGCGAGACGCGTGCCACACCCTCGCCACTGTCTCGAACGAGTTCTCGGCGGCCATGCGCGCGACTGCCTTCCGCCGGCGCTTCTCCTGGATCGGGTGCTCTCCACGCTTGACCCGCTCCCTGGCCTCGGCCAGCGCGGCGCGCGCCGCAGTGATGGAGATGTCGGGATACGGGCCGATGGCGTAAAGGTGCTCGCGACCGAGAAGGCGGTACTTGTACCGCCACAGCTTCGAGCCGGCCGTCGTGACTAGGAGAAATAGGCCTTGGCCATCGGCCATCTTGTATTGCTTGGCGGCAGGTTTCGCCTGGCGCACGCGGACGTCTGTTAGGGGCATGAGATTGTGGGGGTACTTCGTGGCGATACCCCCAAAAGTACCCCCACTTTTGTCGGCTGGCTATGGTTCATCGTGCACAAACGCACACAACAAATGGCGTAGGACCGCCGTTTGCGAACCGCCCATCATCCGGTGTCGGATGGCTATGGCCCGATATGCTTATTTTCGATCATTAGCAGCATAGAAGACCTAAGCATTTGTTTTCATTGCCACGATGGTAGGGGTGGCTGTAAAAGTACCCCCATACATACCCCCAATCTTCGGCGCTGGACTACGCGCGCGGAGGCTGGCCGGCCATTGTACGGCACATGCACCACCCGACCGGCGCTGGAGCCGCCAAGTCATCGAATGTCAACCGTACTGAACCATGCGGACCCTGCCGATACAGGACGCATTTCGCAATTTCTGCACGGAGCAAGAGATGACCACCCACTCCCCCACCCCCAATGAACTCCTCGAGCAAACCCGCGAGCTCGGATCGCGCATCGGCGCGCTTTCGTCGCTCGGCGCCGGCATCACGGCAGCGATCGGGCAGCACACCATCGAGCCGGAACACGTCTACCTGATGATCGACGGCTACGTATCCAACCTGGTCGCGCTTACCAGGCGCCTCGAAGACGGCATCGCATCCCTCGCCGCGGCCACGGTGACCACCACTGCGTCGACGCACAGTGGTGCGGGCGAGCTCGATGCCAGGCGCGTACAAAACGGACGGCTAATGCCTGTTGAAGTTCCACGGCGCCCTGCAGCGCTCGCTGACTGACGCGGCCGGACGGCGGAGCAGGCCACCCAGGGAGCCGCAGCAGGGACACAGATGGGCAGCGTTGCAGCAGCGGAGAGCTGCAGCGCGTATCGCCATGGCGTAGGTGGTGACCCTCCCCTATATATAGCGCTCCCAATGTGTGGCCTCGTCGGAAAAGGGCGATAAAGGCGATATCGGAAATCAGCGTCCTACTTTCACGATGAATTTCCGGAGGTTAGAGTGAAAACCGAAAGGCGATAAAACGGCGATCTTGGGGCGATAAGGTTGCACTCTCTTAGGGCGATATTTTTGACCTATAACTTATTGATTTATATAGAACAGCGATATTTATCACTCTAATATCGCCTTTTGCTCCTACCCCTGAACCTGTTGGGCCACAACGCCTTCGGCGGATATCGCCCTTTCATATTGCCCTTATCGCCTTTTCCCGAGGCCAACCTGACAGCGAGAATTTATGGGTCCATGGATGTGCACCGTTGACTGGCCGAAAGCCGTTGGCGTCGTGAAAGACCTGGTGCTTGCCGGCGCTGCGATCGTCACGGCTCGCGCGGCGTTGATGGGCATTACGAAGTGGCGTAGCGAAGAGAAGGGCAAGGCGGATTTCGATCTCGCCCGTCGCTCGCTGCAGGCCGTGTTTCGTTTCGAGGCAGCGTTCCAACGCGCGAGGTCGCCGTTCACAAGCGGCAGTGAATTCCCGCAGGGATATGACCCCATGGCCGCAACGCCGCGAGAGAAAGCGGGCGCGTGGGCGCACGTATTCCAGGCGCGGATAGACAAGGCGTTTGTCGCCCTCATGGAGCTCGACGCTCTTAAGCCAGAGATGGGCGCCCTCTGGGGCGACGGTGATCTGATAGACGAGCGGCTATATGGCAGCTACTCCACGCTCCGATCGGCTATGGACCTGTTTCTACAGAACGAGCGCCAAGGCGGCGCGCTGTTCAATCGGCGGCCCGAGCTCGAAATCGAGGTCAACGCCCAAGTCTTCGATACGCCAATCCTCCCCGGCGACGGCGAGCCCTTGCCACCAACGGAACTGACCACGCGCGTAAAGGAAGCCGTGAAGGAAAGCGCCCTCCGATTGCGGCGATATTTGCCAACGCACAAAACGAAAAAAGTTGAGAACCATTCGCAACAAAAATGAAAATCAGCTTTGATAGCACATAGGATTTAGTGCCCTATCGGACAAACAGCGTTTGGTAATTCGCTCACCGCATTCGCGTCAGAGACCCCGCCCAGGTGCATCAATCCGCATCACGCACGCGACCCAAGCAACCCGGACGAAAGCGTTGGAGCGGGCCGTTTCAGGCGTCCGCGTCAGCTGCATCAAAAGCAGGGGGAGAAGTGCGCAGGCGAGGAGGGGGGACGACGGCGCGCGCTGGGGCCAGAGGCCCCGCCCGGGCGCCCCCGCCCCCCTCGCTCGATGCCCCTCTCGCGACGCCCAGCGCCCGCCCAGGCGCGCGCGCGCCCTCGGCCACCACGAGGGTGGCGACAAGGCGGAGGCGCGTGTGGGGCGTTCTAGAGCGTCGGACGCTAGACGAAGCCGACCGCCCTGGTGCACTCGGGGCAGTACATCGCCTGGTGCTGCGACCGGGCGTACTTCAGCGCCGTGTAGAAGGCGACAGGGGTAGGGAAGAAGCGGCGCACCTCGTCAAGGTGGCGGTCATACAGCGGCATCGCCGCATCGACTGGCTCGGGGCCGCGGTAGAACAGATCATGCCTGGGGCAATACCGCAACACGCCGGCCATGACGGCGAGGGCGCGCAACGCTTCATGCTCAGTGGTCGGGGTCGTCATGGCCTGGCCAGCGTACAGAAAAAAGGGCGGCCGAAGCCGCCCTGCAGATCCGCCAGGCCTTACCTTGTCACGCCGCTTCGCAGACCTCGACAACCAGGCGCTGCCCAAGCAGATGCAGGGCATGCTCGATCGCCTCGATCTTCGACCCGTGGGTCACGTCCAGAAGGCGGTCAACCTGCGGCGGATGCACCCCGAGATCCCGGGCGAGCTTCGCCTTGCTGACGCCCTTGTCCAGCATCGCCTGGTACAGGCCAAGCTTTGCCACGGAGAGAGCCGGGAGCTCGACCACGTGCTCACCGCGGCGTGCCTTGCTGGCTACGGGCAGTGCGCGCCGGTCGTCCACGTAGCCGGACAACGCCAACTCCATCGCCACAACCGAATTGGCCAACAGCTCATCGAGCTCGTCGGCCGTAGTCGCGAACTCGGGCACGTCCCGACTGGTCGCCATCAGCTCGCCGCCGATGTCATCCACCTTGATCGCGTATCGCATCGTCATCACTCCATTGGTGCCACTCATTGGGCTTAGGCCGGACTTTCACCGGGATGCCCCGGCCTTTACAGGCCGAGGTCTTTGATAATCTTCTTTCGTACCGGCTCTTTCATTTCTTTCGAGCCGTGGTCTGCAAAGACCGAGGTTTTGCCCTTGTATCGAATGAGGTGGTGGCTGCTACCGCTGGACCTGACAAACTCAACGCCCTGCTGCTTCAACCACCGCTTGAATTCGCTGTACTTCATGCCTCCCGCCTTCCGTTGGTGTGGGACCATTATAGCAACAAATTCGTTGTATGCAACTATTTTGTTGTGTCGGCCGAGGCGGCGTTTTCGAACCGGAACGCCTCGACGCCGAGCACGTTGTTCAGGGCCAGCATGCGCCGCTGGATGGGCACGATCTCGTTGGCGAGGAACACCCTGGTCGCCTTCTCCACGTCTCCGAAACCGCCGGCATTCATGGGCACCACGCCGAGCAGTTGGGGCGGCACCCGGTGGGCCGCAAGCACGTCGTCGCGGCTTACGTTCTTGATCGAGGCAAAGTCATCCTTGGCGGCGACCTCGCTGATCGGGATCAGCTGGATGCCGTCCTTCTTACCATTGGGCGCGTACATGAACAGGTTGCGGAAGTTGCCGGGGCCCTTCGATTGCTTCAGCGCATCGCGCATTTTGTCAACGTCCTTTTGATCCTGCGCGGCGTCGGTCATGTAGAGGATGAACCCGGCGTGTGAGCCGTTGTCGTAGTACTTACGACGGAACAGTGTCGCCGAGCGGTTCAGCTGGGCGGAGTGAAGCGCGCTCAGATATTCGGGCAGGCCATAGATTTCCTGCGTCACGTCGGTGTCGTGTAGGTGGACCACCGTACCAACGTCGAACGCGTGCTCGATGCCGCTGTCGGGTACGAAGAAGAACGCCCCGGGATCGACGCCCACGCGTGTCTGCATGGCGGGGCAGCGCTTGAGCGACAGCAAGCGACCGGAGATCGCCATCACCTTTTCCAGGTACGCATTGAAGAACGTCACGTAGTCCGTGGCGAAGGCCGCAAACTCGTGCGTGGACAGATAAGGGGTTTCCACGAACGAAGCCACGAGCAGGTTCCGCTTGACGTACATCGCCGACGCGTGATGCGGAGCCACCCGTGCCATGTTGGCCAGGCCGCGAAAGTTCAACGGCGTCTCGTACCACCGGCCGTTGTTGACGAGCTCGGTGTAGTCGAGCAGCGAAGCGCGGTCGATCATCTCAGGGTCGCCGAAGGTGAAAGCCTCCATCGTGCCGGTTCCCGGGGGCGGGTCGCCGACGGATACGTTGGGCGCGACGTGGCGGTGCTTGCGTTTAGCCATCAGCAGAACTCCATGATGTTGTTGCTGTAAGCCGCCCGGCCTTCAAGCGGCTCATAGATAAGGGTGTGCATGACGGACCACGCGAGATCAGCGTGGCCCACATCGTCGGATCGGCTTGCTTGGTAGGTAACGTGGCGGCCGCTGGCGGTCATCGTTTTTCGAATCGCCATGAACGCCGCGGCGAGGTCGGTCCACCCAGCATCCCATTCCAGGCGGCCTTTGCTCATCACGTCGGTCGCCTTCATCACCATCCGGGACTTCACCTCGGGCGAGTAATGGATGGCGCGCACGGCTGGATAGAACTGCTTCACGAGCTCGTACACGCCGATGCCCATGCCCGTCACGTCGATCGCGATATCGGCGACGTTGTATCGATCCGTGAGGGCCTTGATGGACTTCGCCTGCGCGTCGAAGTCCTGCCCGGGCCACTGGAATTTTTCGAGGATGCGGAAGATGTCGCGTTCGCGGGTGGGCAATGCGGTGACCGTGCAACCGGACGGGTCGCCGCCGCTGGTCCCCTTTGAGGGATCGAAGCCAATGCCCACCGGCGCGTCGCCGATAATGCGCTCGCGATCGAACCTGACGTCATCCCATATATCCCAGCTGTCCACCATGCAGCCCTTCACCAGGGCAAACATGAACACCGACAGCGCATCGTCGATGAACTGGCACATGAGCAGCTGTTCGAACTCGTCTGCCGAGTACTCCAGTTTCAGCCGTTCAAGGTCAAAGAGATCGCACCCGCCAGCCAGCGCATCGAGGATGGTGACGATCTGGCGCCACATTCCATCGCCGCCGCGCATGCCCGCGGCAAGGGCTGCGTGGCTGATATCGATCTCGACGCGATCGGCCTTCGAACGCCCCTTGTTGTACTGCGCGCCGCTCCAGAACGGGAACGCATCGTGGCTGAGCGACGACGGCGTGGAGAACATCGTCTGCCGCCACCGCTTGTGCACGGCCATCGCCGACGCGAGCTTGCGCAGCTGCACGAACGAGTGGACCCAAAAGAACTCGTCGAAATACAGGTTCCCGCTGTAGCCCTGGGCGGTTCGCGAATTCGTTCCAAGGAAGTACAGGCTGGCGTCATTGCCGAGCACGATGGGGGCGTCACGCCCACCGCGGAGTTCCATATCCAGCACTTCCTTGACGAAGTCCTGCTGGTACTTCCGGAAGTGGAAGGCCTGCCGCTGGCTCGCCGAGAGAAAGATCTGGTTCCGCCCGGTGTCCAGGGCGTCGATCAACGCCTCTCGCGCGAAGTACCAGGTGGCACCGATCTGGCGCGATTTGAGAATGGCGCGGATACGCTCGGTCAGACCGGCGTCGTACCACTGGCGCTGGTAGCCGTAGATCGAATCGAAGAACGCCTCCCGAAGCTTTTGCACCTGGTCGGGCGTGAAAGCGTTGGGCGCCTGCTTCTTCTTTGGTCCGGCGTTTCGGTTGGCGACTGCGGGATTGAGATCGCCCTCGTGGCCGCCCGGGGATTCGTAGCGACGAACCCGTGCAAGGCGCTCGAACTGCCGGGTGAGCAGGTCGATTTCCTTGAAGTCGTGAGCCGATTTCTCGTCCTTGAGCACCAGCTGGCAAATGCGTGCGTCGAGGCAGTCCTCGACGCGCTGCATTGGCGCCGCGGTGGCCCATCCATCGCGTTGCTTCCAGGCCTCCACCGTCGAGCGGTTCTCGCCGATGCGTTCGGCGATCGAGGTCACTCCCCACCCGGCGAAGTACATCTGCCGGGCGAGGCGGCGGGGGTCGATGGTGGCGGCGATATCAAGCATGCGCGACAGCGTAGGGAGCCCACCGGGGCAACTCCCGCGCCGGTTGTTCTGTAGGCACGTGTACAGAACAGCCGACGATTGCCGCGTGCGGCGGGGCTCTTGATGCTGGCGGCCTCAATCCACCGAACCCACCGAGGCACCCCCGCATGGCTGGCAAGAAGTCCAAGAAGTTCCGCGTTGCCACCGAAGGCGCGACCGTTGACGGCCGCACCATCCAGCGCAGCTGGATCGAACAGATGGCGAAGAACTACGACCCGGCCAAGTACCAGGCGGGCGTGAACATGGAGCACATCAAGGGCTACCTGCCGGACAGTCCCTTCCGCAATTACGGCCTGGTGACCGCGCTCGAATCGAGCGAGAACGCTGACGGCAAGCTGGAGCTCTTCGCCACCATCACGCCCACCGATGACCTGGTTGCCATGACGGCCAAGCTGCAGAAGGTGTTCACCAGCATCGAAGTCAACCCGAAGTTCGCCGATACGAACGAGGCATATCTGGTCGGCCTGGCGGTCACGGACAACCCGGCCAGCCTGGGCACGGAGCTCCTGGCCTTCTCGGCCGAGAAGCCCGAGGCGAGCCCGCTCACCAAGCGCAAGCAGCATGCCGACAACCATTTCAGCGTCGCCGAGGAAACGGTGATCGAGTTCGTCGAGGAAGCGCCCGAGCAGCCCGGGTTCATGGAGCGGTTCCGCGCCATCTTCGCCAACAAGGCCCGCTCGGACGAAGGCCGCTTCTCGAACCTTGAGCAGGCGATCACCGAAGTGGCCGAGCACGGCCAGGCACAGAGCACCCAGACCGCCAAGCAGTTCCAGAGCGTCGACGAGGAACTGGCCGCAGCCAAGGAGCAGATAACCGCGCTCACGGCGCGCGTGGACGAGCTCGTCGGCAAGTTCGACGCCACCGCGGCGCCCGGCCACCCGCGCCCGAAGGCCGTGGGCAACGGCAACGCCCTGACCGACTGCTGATCCAGCCGGCCCCCTACCCCCCGCCCCAGAGGTCTACATGCTCAAGCCCACCCGCCTTGCCCTTGCGGCGTTCGTCGCCCAGATCGCCACGCTGAACGACGTGGCCAGCGCGAACGAAATGTTCGCGGTGACCCCGACGATCCAGCAGAAGTTGGAGAGCCGTATCCAGGAGTCGAGCGACTACCTGAAGCTCATCAACATGATCGGCGTCACCGAAAAGTCCGGCTCGAAGCTGGGCCTCGGCGTCACCGGCCCGATCGCCAGCCGCACCAACACCAACCTCAACGAGCGCAACCCGCGCGATGTCTCGTCGCTCAGCGAGCAGGGTTACGCCTGCATCAAGACCGACTTCGACAGCGCCTTCCCGTACCAGTTGCTCGATGCGTGGGCGAAGTTCCCCGACTTCCAGAACCGCCTGCGCGACGCCATCGTGCAGCGCCAGGCGCTCGACCGACTGGCCATCGGCTGGAACGGCACGAGCGCCGCGCCGGCAACCGACCTGGCCAACAACCCGCTCCTGCAGGACGTCAACAAGGGATGGTTGCAGGCACTTCGCGAGGGCAAGCCGGCGAACGTGATGACCACCGGCACCCATACCCAGGGCAAGGTGACGATCGGCGCCGGCGGTGACTACGAAAACCTCGATGCGCTCGTGTACGACATCATCACCCTGCTCGATCCGTGGCATCAGCAGAACACCGGCCTGCGCGCCCACGTGAGCCGCAAGCTGCTCCATGACAAGTACTTCCCGACGATCAACCAGAAGCAGGGCGCACAGGACGAACTGGCCTCGCAGCTGCTGGTGACGCAGAAGCAGATCGGCGGCGTGCCGGGGCTCGTGGTTCCGTTCTTCCCGGATGATTCGATCCTGGTGACGATGCCCAGCAACCTCTCGCTGTACTACCAGGACGGCGGCCGCCGTCGCCAGGTGGTGGACGAGCCCAAGCGCGACCGCGTGGCGAACTACGAGTCGAGCAACGACGCCTACGTCGTCGAAGACCTCGGCGCGGCCGTCCTGGTCCAGAACATTCAGTTCATCTAAGGGCGCCGTCATGCCTTCACCCGCGCAGCTCCACCGTATGCGCACCCTCGCCGCCCAGGGGACCGCTAACGCGGCCCCTGGGTCGGTGGTAGGGCCGCAGACTTCCGACGCTCACCGTCTCATCCGCGCCGCGCTCGATGAAGACCACCGCACCCTTTCCCGGGTGCAGTCGAATGCCCGCAAGGCCGATGTAAAACGCGGCTTGCTGCCGAAGTACGTCCCTTATGTCGATGCGGTGCTCTCCGCGGGCAACGGCGTCCGCGATGAGGTGCTCGGCTTCGTGATGACCTGGCGCATTGATGTCGGCGACTACGCCGGCGCGTTCGCCATTGCCCGATACATCATCGAGCACGACGTGCACATGCCCGCGCGGTTCAAGCGAACGCCGGCCACGCTGGTCGCTGAGCTACCCGCGCAGGACGCCCTCCGCGCACATGCGGCAAAACAACCTTTCGACGTGAACGTGTTACGCGAGGCGTACGAGATCACCGAGGGCAGCGATATGCCGGACGTGGTGCGCGCCAAGCTGCTGTTCGCCATCGGCCGCCTTCTGACCGACGCCCAACCGATCGAGGCCATCGAATACCTGCGGCGAGCCGTCGCCCTGAACGAGAACGTGGGCGCCAAAAAGGACATCGAACGTCTCGAAACCCGCATCAAGAACGCTGGCGGCGACGCCGCCGGCAAGACCGAACAGCCGCCCACTGGCGGTGCCTGAGCTCCCCCCGGCGCACGGCGGCACGGGTGGTGAACCGACCCACGCGGTTTAGGTGATCCACCCGTCCACCGCCGTTTTTTTTGGAACCCTCCATGTCCTCTCTCGTTGCCAACGGCGGGCCCACTCCCGCGAACAACCAGGTTGCCGAGCCGCCTGTGACCAATAACGGGTTCTGGCCCGATATCGACGTGGCTGCGTTGCGCGCAGCGTCCCGCCTGACGGGGAATGTCACCCCGGACCGACTGCGCACCGCTGTGATGGATGCCGTCATGGATGCCAACCGCCGCCTGGCTGACTACAAGGCGCGCATGGTCGCCCAGGGCTGGGACTCGGCCGCGGACATCGGCGAGACCATCGGCGGCAGAAGCGAGATCGTCACGCTCTATCAGCGCGCCGTGGCCAACCTGGTGCAGGCGGCATTCGCTGACGGGTACCGCGATTGGGATACCACCCGGGCAGGCGATTACCGCGCCGACTTCGAAGGCGTCGCCGCTGACGACTTCCGCCGCAATGCCGCGTGGGCAATCTCCGACATCCAAGGCCTCGGCCGCACCACCGTGGATCTCCTGTAGTGGCGACCGCCGACCTGGTGCGGGCCCGCCAAGGCGACACCGTAGACGCGATCTGTTGGCGCGAGCTCGGCGCAACGCGCGGCGTCGTCGAAATCGTGCTCGAGCTCAACCGCGGCCTGGCCAACCTCGGCCCTGTTCTTCCCGAAGGCACGCCCGTGACCCTGCCGCCGCGGCAGACCGTGGCGCCCGCCGTCGTCCCTCTTATCAACCTGTGGGATTGATCCATGACCGAACCAGCCACCTCCGCCCTCCTCATCGCCGGCGCGGCCACCACCGCCACCGCGGCCTCCGCCCTTGTCCCTGGCGTCGATGCCAATGCGCTCATCGGCGCATTCGCCGGCGGCGCCCTGTTCGTCGCGAGCTCGCGCGATCTGTCGATCGCCATGCGCCTGGTCTACCTGGTGGTGAGCATCGGTGCGGGCTACGTCGCCGCACCCGAAGTTGTCCAGCACCTTCCCATCACCAGCACCGGCGTAGCGGCGTTCTTCGCCGGCGCCCTGGCCATCACGGTGGCCACCCAAGTCATCGAACGCGCCAAGGCGTTCGACTTCACCACCCTTCTCAAGCGCGGAGCATGACCATGTCGCTCACCACTTCTTTTGCGTTGCTCACTGCCGTTTCGCTTGCCGTGACGTTCCTGCTGTTTTGGTCGCTCGGCCTGTTCGCCGACAGACCACCGCGCCGGCGAGCCGTGTACTTGGGCATTGCGTCGCTCGTGTACAACCTGGCGGCGCCCGCAGCGCTCGTGATCGGGCGCGCCGTGGACCGTTGTGCGTACTGGTTTGCCATCGCGTGCGCCTATGTCAGCCAACACGGTGGGGTCTACACAACCTGGTCGCTGGTGATGTTTGTCGCCTGCACCGCAAGCGCCCTGCGACTGCTCACCTTTCGTCGTGGGCCATCTCGGCACCGCGCCGGTTATGCCGCCGCTTCCTGGCTCATCGTCTGCTCGATGACCGCGACCGCCGTCAAGATCGTCTTCGGCATCCAGCCGCCTCCCGGGCCGGCAGAGTCGATCGGCGTGGTTGCGTTTACCTGGTGCATCTTCGTCCACCGCGGCAACCTGGCACACGTCGTTCGCCACATGCGCGCCCAGTTCGGCAGCCTACTTTCGGGACGCGCGCGGTGATCGAGCTCCCCGAACAACGCATCGACCGCATCATCGCCGGCGTCATTGATGCCGAGGGCGGCGACAAGTACACGAACAACCCCGGCGATCCGGGCGGCGCCACGCGCTTCGGCATTACCGAAGCCGTGGC